CTTCGGCACGAACCGCTCGATGTACGTCGCGGTGGCGCTGCGGTACACGTCCTGCTCTTCGAGGCTCGGCATGATGAGTTCCATGTCCGAGATGCCCCGGAGCCGGGTGTTCGTCTTGCGAAGCACAACGGGAACGAAGGGGCTGCGCTCGTGGTAGTCCAGGTTCAGGGCGAACGGGTTCGCGCTCTCGTTCAGGAGCCAGTCGGCGTCCTTCACGAAGCTGCACACCGTTCCCGACTCCAGGTTGTAGAACTCGTACACCGTGACGAACAGGTCGTCGTCTTCGACCTTCCCGCCCTGGAGGTACTCGTTCTCGAACGTCGACTCGCCCTTCAGCTCGTTGAGCTTCTTCAGGTTCCCGCGGGTGCGCTTCACGTACTCGCGGTACTCCGCGTTCTCCTTGACGTCCTCGACGCGGACCGCCGTCAGCTGGGCAATCCAGCGGGCGTCCTCGATGCGCTTGGCCGTCGGGTCCACACGGATGCGGTCCCACGGGACGTAGTCGACCACGATGCGGTCGCGAATCGCGGTCTCCTGCTCGACCTCAACGGGCACGCTCCCAAGGATGCTGTCGAAGTCCGGCACGTTCTCCATGCCGTCGTTGCGGGCGGCGTCGGCCTCCTTCAGGAGGCGGACCAGCTCGGTGTGCACCTCGTCGACCGGGCGCGGCACGGTCTCGGTCACGGCCTGGTACTCGTACCCGACCTTGACCCAGCCGATGCCCACGATGAGCGAGTCCTTGATGGCGGCGTTCCCGGAGGTCGCGACGTCCAGCTCGTCCCACTCGTGCTTCACGGCCGACGTCGCCAGCGCCGCGGTGTCGCGGTCGGTGGCGCCCTCGGCGGTCAGCAGGATGTCGACGTCCACGGCGGTGAGGCTGGAGAACAGTGAGTCGATGACGCTGACGCCGGTCGGCGCGTTGACGCGGTGGCCCTTCTTGGTGACCTGGCGCCGCCGCGGCAGGTTCTCGTAGCGGTGCCACCAGTCCTCGAAGGAGCCCTTGTCCTTGTCGAACGCCTGGTTGGCGATGAAGAGGCGGTGGTTGTACCGCTTCACCTTGTCGGCGTCGGTCTTCCCCACCTTGTACTCGGTGCTGGATGCCATGGACTAGCTCCTGACCCGCGGCTGGATGCGGCCGGGGTACCACTCGATGGTGGGGTCGGGGTCGCCACCGAGCCATTCCTGCTCGGCCTCGGCGGCCTCCAGTTGCTTCAAGATGTAACCGAACGTCCGCTTGTCCTCGTTGGGCTTCAGCAGCTCGGCCTGGCCGGGCCCGGCCTTCGGGCCGTGGCTGACCAGCACCGTCATGCCGTAGCGGAACGCGTCTGCGAAGTGGCTCGTCCAGTCGTGGACGGGCTTCGCCCCCGTGCGCGTGCCAGAGCTGTCGACCGGCCACTTGTGCGACGCCATCGCGCTCGCGAAGCGCATGGCGCGGTCCTCGTCGATGACCAGCCGGTCACCCTCCAGGATGTTGTTGACCAGCCGGATGGCGTAGTCCACAGGCTTCTTCGGCGCCGGGGAGCACTTGATTCCGTAGACCTTCAGGTCCTCGATGATGGAGGTGCCCGTCGACACGTTCCTCTGCCGACCAGCTGGGTCCACGATGTGCAGCCTCGGTTGCTTGCCGTACCGGCGCTGGCAGTGCTCTTGCACCAGCCGCGCCCAATCCTTGCTCGTGCGGTCCGTCGCCTCCATGACGTCCATCATGTAGACGTGGGGCTTCAGCAGAAGTTGCCGCTCGTCGACCGGCTTCCACACGACCTGCGCGAACTCGACCACGCCGAGGTCGCCCATGCCGAAGTCCCAGAACGCGTAGACGTCCTCGTTGGGGTCGTAGTCCACCCGGCCGAGGTGCTTCCGCATGTCGAACGCGAAGAACACGGCCCCGTCCACCACGCCCACGAACTCGCCGTAGACCTCCTGGCGGAGGAACCGCCCTTCGTACGTCGCCAACAGGGACTCCACGTACTCCTTGGGGAGGTGGGCCTTGTTGTCGAACGTGGGCGCGCCGAACCACGCCGAATCCTTCAGCTGTCCAGGGGAGTCCGGGTGGAACTTGGTCCACATCCAGTCGAACCCGTTAGGGGTACTCCCCACCCAGCCGCCGTGCTTGTAGCCCTCTTGGCGCAGGCGTCCGTACAGGACGTCCCAAGCCTCGCCCGTGACGTGCCGTCCCTCGTCGATGCCGAACCAGCTAAGCTCCAACCCTCGCATCCAGTTGGGCTGGTCCAGTGAACGGAACAGTACCTCAGCGGCACCGAGACCACCCTTCTTGACGAGCGTGCGGTCCGGCTCGCCGCGGTCGTTGAACGGGACCAGCAGGGCCTTCTTCTCGGCCTTGGCGTAGTCGAGCAGGAGGTCAGAGTCCTCCATCATCTCGAAGAACTGAGGCAAGACCACGTCCTTCAGCACCGGGTAGTTGATGGCCGCGAGCACGCCGCGCGGGCCGTAGAAGCCGCGCTTCGGCTGCTGCGAGAACATCAGCCCGCGGGCGATGTTGGCGAAGGTCTTGCCTGAGCCCAGGCCGCCGATGTAGGCCGACGCCCTATGCGGGTTCCGGACGAAGCGGTCCTGGTTCCCCGGGTTGAGCAGAATCTCCTTCATCGTTTCCTTCCGCCACCCCGAAGGCGAACCCGCTCTTCGGCGAATCGGTGTCCTCGTCATCTCGGGCGAGGGGGTCCTGGGGCCGCGGTCTCCCGACAGCGTACTCCAGGCAGGTCTTCAGCAGGGCTGCACGTTCCTTGGGGTCCAGCGTCGAGAACTTCCCACGGCCATGTGCAGCGTCCAGCATCTCTTGGGCCAGGGCCTCGGCGTCCTCAACGAACAGCTGCCTCGCCCTGAGGTCAGCCCGCACCTTGGCCTTCGCCCGGCGCGTCTCGCCGCTCTTGATGCCGCCGCGGCGGGCGCGCTCCTTCAGCTCGGCGTAGTCGGCTTCGGTCAGTTCAGGCATACTTCACGTCCCCTTCGCGCGGTCGGCCCTTCAAGGGCCTCCCCAGAGGCCAAGGCTTCTGACTTCGTCTTCCCCAGGGAACTGCAACGGGCAGTCCAAGGGACGTCAGGACCGAGAGACTGACCGGGGCCTTACCCCCTGCCCCCTCTCCGCCCTCCATACTACAGCGCAGGAAGTCAACCCCCCAGCAAAGCTGCTGGTCAGAGGGCACAAGTTATTGCAAGGCGTTGCAACAAGGAAAGTCAACCTGGTTGACCAAAGGAGTCCCTCGGGCGTGCACATCTGCAGTCCCGTCCCCCATTTCCAGACCTGCGTAGGTCATACCAGCGCGGAGGCGCGCGGGCCCGGGGGGTGAACTCCGTCCCGGTGAAGCATCGGGGGGACGAGCCGCTTTGCGGCTCGCTGGTTTCGGCTCGACTTGTGAGGGTGAGAGCATAGCTCTCCACAGAAGCGGCAAGAAGGGGAGGGTCAGCCTACGGCTGAAGGGTGAGGGAGCAGGGCGTCGACCCTCACGTAGTCCGAAGGACGTAGTGAGAACAGGGCAACGGGCAGCTCCAAGGAGTAGCCAAGGCGACCCCGTAGGGGTCGGTCAAGGGCCGCTCTCACGTCACGCGTACGTCACGCGGACGCCCCAAGAGCGTAGCTCTTGGTCGCACGCGCTCGCGCACGCCGCCTTCGGCGGCCTAAGCCGAATGGACTTGGGGTCGTAAGGCGCGCGTGATGACGCGAGCACATGACGCGCAGGCTTCACGCGCCGGGCTTCGCCCCGTGTACGAAGCCGTAGACTTTCGGCCTATTGAGCTGGCCGTTTGCCGAGCCGATGCTATTGGGGCAGCAACGAACCGACCTCGACCCACCGACCGAAGGAGGCCCGCAGTGACGAAGGCAGTTGCTTCTCTGCTGAGACGGCTCGACCAACGGAACCCTTACGGGTTCTGGAGCTTGGACACCGGAACACGGATGAGTCGGCTCTGCCGATTCCTGGAAGGAAGGAACGTCTGATGGCCTACTCACCGAAGGTGAAGGCTCAGGCTCGGCGCCTTGGCGTCAAGCTCCCGACCGAGGCTCCGGACTGCACTCCGAAGGAGTGGAGCAGCGACGGCTTCGACACCCTCTTCGAGGGACCTTGCATGCTGACCTTCGGTCAGGGAGGCTGGACGGTCTCGCTCCGAAGGAGCAGCAAGCGCGGTGGCTACCGGAAGGTAGCCTCAGGACTCCGGTTCAACGACGCCGTCGAACTCGCAAGGTTCCTTCGGAACCCGGTGAACCGAAGGGCCTACCGCGGCCTTCGGCCGAAGGGGCTGGCCGTCGAGCCGGTCTGAGTCCGAAGGACTCCGGTTGGGCCTCACGGGGCTCAGCCGAAGCTCTTCGAGCTTGAAGTTCCCCGCTCCACGAGTCCCTCCAAAGGAGGGAAGGAGGCAGCAATGCCCGCAGAATGCGAAGGTTGCGGCTACGACCACGAGCCTGAGGACCACCGCGAAGCGGTGGAGGCCGACGGCCGAAGCTGGAACGAGCGGCACGGATTCGTGCCGTCGGACCCAAGCTGAGCGAAGCTCAGAGACAGGAGGCAGCAATGCTCACCATCGACCAGGAAGACCGCCACGTTGTGGCGGAGCGGCTGGCGAACAGCCCCGCGGGGCGCCTGGACCCAGCAGCTCCGCTGCTGGCGCTCCGAGGGTTCTGCCCGCTCTGCGGTGACGAAGTCACCGGGTTCCGGGATGAACTCTCCCTTCGGGAGTACGGCATTTCCGGGATGTGCCAGAAGGACCAGGACGCTGCCTTCGGCAGCGAAGACTCCGATGGGGTAGAGGTTCCGACCGACCCCAGCGAGTTCGGAGAACTCGTCGAGCCGCAGTGGAACGAGCTTGACTGAACCTCCGGTTCAGGGTTGGACATCGGAAACGGTGCCCTCCCCTGTCCTGAAGGACAGGACGACGTGCAGCTCGGAAGGAGCAGGCATGCGTACACGGCAGAACGGTGAGGAACTCACCGCGGCAGGACTCGCCGAGGACATCATCGCCTTCGGCGACGAGATGGCCGACGACGGACACTCCGTCGCGGCCCGAGAGCTGGGTCGCGACCTCTACGAGGTCGTCCTGCGGGCCGAGCAGCGGGCCACGAGCGTCGGCTTCGCCGATGGGATGCAGCTCGGAGCCAAGATTGAACACCGCGTAGCGGTGGAGGCCATCGCCACGGCAGCACTGCATGTCCTTGGAAAGGACATCGGCGACGGCGAAATCAAGCTGGGAGCCTTAGGCTCCTGGTGGCCGAGCTTCGAGACAGCGATTGGCCCGAAGGGCCAGGAAGGCGGTTCACGATGATGGGAGACACGTTCAGGAACCGTCTGAAGGACGGTCGGCGCTACTTCACCGACCCCGTAGGGGTCTGGGTCGACGGCGAACCTGGCGTCCTCGACGAGGACGGGGACTTTGTCCCCGACGACCCGGCGAACGACCCCACGGAAGAGTGGACGTTCGTGCGAGACCAGGCTCTCTGAGCCTGTCGATTGAGTCAGGCTGCACGTCAGCTTGGCTCTGTCCACAGGACAGAAAGGAGCACCCTCATGGCGCAAGAGCCGGAGGACGTCCTCGAAGAGGACGAAGACCCGTTCGCTGGCCTCCCCTTCGGGGAGCAGCAGCGCGAGGTCGACTGGTTGGAGACTCGGTACGAGTCTGAGCCGGAGCCGTACGACGACTTCGACGACGAGCCTTGGGACTAACGTCCCAGGAAGGATGGTCAACGTGGTTGACGAACAGTGGTGGAAGGAGCACGGCAAAGCCGTGAAGACGAAGCTGACGAAAGCCGAAGGCTTCGTTGGTGGGATGCCTCAGGCCGCTCTCCGCGTAGCGGAGGAAGTCGAGGCTCTCATGGAAGAGCACGGGTACCCCGACTGGTGGCACCGCGTGCAAAGGCTTCACCAAGACGCAGCCCTTCGGGCTGACTGGAGGTGGGGATGATGTCTGACGTGCTCGAACCCAGAGGGTTCGACGACGACCCGTACGAGTCGCGAAGCGACTTCGACGACGCTCTCAGAACCCCGGAGGGGTTCTACCAGGTCTGGGACC